TGGGTCAATTGCCTCACAACAGGAAGTTGGGTCGCTGTTCGTCGACGCTTCTCCCTAAAAGCATGCATAAAACTAATCACATTACATTCACAAATTGATTACATAATTTTAAAATTTAGAAACTACATACTATAAAACATTATCAGGATACAAACTTCCAAACGCTGCATTTACTTCGGTGTACTCCATTATACATACGTCGTCACATTGGGACTGTAGATAGAACCTTAAGTTCTTTGAATGAGGGTTATAGACTCTACCTGTCTTTTTGCGCGAGTCCCCACTTATAACCATAATACACTCGTCCTTTACAATCGCTAGGGTATAAAGCATTCTACATTCTTGGCAGCCATCAGGGGTGTGTCCTGGTTCTTTTACATCGCATACATAATCTTTCAGGTCTTTATTGGGCTTAGACACTATGTTTTTAAAGGCCACGCTATTCATTGTACTCATTCTGGCTCTTATGTCGTGGAATAAGTCATCTCTACCGTAAGTTTCTTTTGGCTTATATCTGATTGTATTTGCGCCCGTCAATCCAATTGGCCATAAGACACTTGTGTCCTCTATATCATTGTCAGGCTCTAGTTGAAGTTTTGCGATGCTGAGGATTTTGCCATTTCTCAAAGGGGTCCAGATTACATAAGGCATTTCAACAATACAAGCGTTCTCATAGGGTGTTGGAGCTAGCAATACACAATGCTTGCTGTAGACACCAATGAAGAAGGTAGGTTTGTCTCTGCAGATTGAGTCACTTTGAGTGTGGACTGGATGTACTAACTCCATGCTGTAAGAGTCCTCTGAAGAACGCTGTAAGAAGACAAAGATAATTTGGCACTTGATTGCTTCTTCCAAGGCCACACATTCTAGCGCACGTTTGAGCCCGACAATCATTGCTTCAGACAGCAGGTCGTCGCCGGCGACGGACTCAGCTCTCGGGATATTCAGATGCACTTCCTTTTCATTAGCATTGTTGAAGGTAGTGGAGCATATCAAATCCTTTACACCTTTCCAGCAACAATCTCCCTCACTCTTGTATATCTTGGCCGTGGTCAATCTTTCAATGTTCACTCTTTCAAAGATAACCGGCTGGACAGGTTCGTCGATCTGTTCACACCAAATGTCTTCAGTTGTACCCCGAGCCTCCCCTAGAGTTGCTAGAAAGTCATCTAGCTCTGCGTCACGACTGGGCAAGGTCAGGTTGTCAAATTGTTTCTCAGTTCTTAGATACATGGCACACCTTGTAACTCCAGGATAGGCTGCATCAAGTCCTCTGATTGTGTCCACTATGCTATCATTGACTCTTGTGTAGACATCATCATCAGGAGCAGTCCGTAGGTATGAAGTCTCATGGTTCACATTGTGCAGCCCAAACCAGAACAAGCGATATCTGATAAGCTTTCTTCCGTTTGGTGTCCACACGGGGAAGTCCAGTTCTCTTTGCAAGTGAAACAATTCAGTTCCTACGGCGTTCATCTGGGTCACCTCATAGAAAATGGTAATGACATTCGGGCAGTTGATGAGCATTCCGCCTACCACCTCATTAACAGGGAGATTCAAAATGTCTTCTCCAGTCATCCCGTCAACTTCTAGTGTGCTGACCAGTCCGACTTGGCCTTTTATTGTGAACCCATTGGCGTGGTCAGCCATGTTGTAAAGAACATAAGAGTGCATCTCCATGATGGCATGTTCTTGAAGGTGGAAATAGGCCTCAGTCCACATTAAGTTATGCTCAGCGTCCATCCAGTCTCTCGGGAAGGTGATGTCAGGTTCATAGTATCCTGTGAAACTTAGAGCGGCCTTGACTAAATCACAGATGTCAAGCTGCCCGTCCACCCTTCTGTCCATTCCACTGGCGGCTAGAGCATCCCGGATCTCTCTTCTGTCTATCGGAAGGTCCATGGTGTAATGAGTATGGGCCTTCAGAAAAGCTGTGTTGATATTTGTGCCTTTCTCGGTCAGTCTACTAGCATCAAATACTGTATACCGGACATTCTCCACCTCAGAAAATGCTACCAAACCCTGTATAACTGTGTTGATTGCACAGTCATTTCCGCTGACATTTGCAAGGCCATGGAGCTTAGGTCGAGGCCAGGAAGGAGGTTCCCGGCCGAATGCCTGAGTGTTTGTTCTTCGGCGAGGGCCCAAGAACTCAGTCGACGCAACTCTACTAGGTTCTCTGGTCGACTCTGACGAAGGTCTGGATTCAACGAGTGGTGTTCTACTGGGGCCTAAGGTCTCCTTAACCTTGTGCAAAGCGACCTGCCTTTTGCCAGACCACTTTATATATCTGCTCACTCCTGTCTCAGCATATCTTAAAGCCTTTTCTCCAGTGTAAACTATGTGGCTGAACCTCATGTGGGTTCCTTTCGGTCTCCAGCTAGTCCTGTAACTGAAATTCTTGTCTTTCAGATAATAGAGGGCGACCGCAGTATTGTTCTTCTCGCACACGATTTTGCAGATCTCCGTAGCCCCGACCAGTGTTGAGCGTTCAGGCCGGTAGTATGACCCACAGAAAGTCTTTACCCATTCTCTCAACTCTAACCTTGTGATAGGCTTTACCAACCCATCATGATCACATTTGGTCAAAGCCCAGAATTCGTCATTCTGATGTTCTGTTACGTCCTCCTCCTCGATGAAATACTCAAATCTCCGGAAGCTGGATCCTGGAGGCATTTTGAATATGTCTGGCACTGGCTCTCCGGGTTGATATATAACGACATTTGCATGTCTTATGTCCAGGATGGGAGGTCTTGGCAAGTCAAAGTGTATAAGCCCATTCTGCAGAAATGCAGTAGAGAAATTTACGATTGACTTGTGCCTTGAGCATACCAGGGGCTTCCTACTCACCAGTAGATGGAAATGGTGCATTGCGACTTCGATGCCTTGGGCCATAATGATCTCTACTGCTTTGTCATGCGCTTCCGCCAAATCTTCTACTCCAGGCTCCGGTCTCTGAAGCAGTACAGATTTGAAAGTCATATCCAACTTGGTCTTGTCATTGCATCTGAGGAGAATCATGCCCAATAGTCTGGCTATCTCATTGGACTGCCAGTGAGCTGGTAACACTGATATTCGAATACTCACGAAAGCTGTGAGGGCCAGTGCGTCATCATTAGTCAGAGGGGCCTCAAAGGACTCTTCGAGCAGCATTCTGGTGCAGAAGAACATGGGATTCTCGAAGAATAAGGAAATGTCTGGGTACTGTACCACATCCAGATCGCAAGGAGGCTTCATGCAGATATAGTAACCTGAACACGTCCTGCCCGTTCTACCTCTTCTCTGTTGTGACGTGTTGAGATCGCTTCGCATTAGGGTCAATTGACCGCGATTGTTTCTCATCATTTCCCCACAGTCAATGACAACTTTGACACCTGGCAATGTAATGCCTTTCTCAGCAATCTGGGTGGCCACGATGACTCTAGTAGCCGGCACCACTGTTCCTCTAGCGAACATGGCAGCTTCTATGTCTAGAGCTTCCAACTCTTCCAACAAGTCGCTGCATTGCTTCACAGTCGTCAGAATCACTAGAATCCTTCCGTTGTACTTATATAGGGACTCAGAGATTTGCTCGAGAAGTGAGCCGCTCCGGACAGGAGGCATTGGTGTGATGGCATAAGGAGGTGCAATTGGCACGTCGATGATGAAATTTCCTGGCACCTGCATGTCTTGTATAATCCTGTCATTTCGTGTTGCCGACAGAAGCAGAATCTTATAACCTTCGGACTGCAGTTCATGAAATAGCAGACAAGAAGCAGGGTCTCCTTCGTCGTATTCATCCCATACATACACCCTCTTGGTGGTGCTGCCATAAGAAGAGGTTTTCTTCTTCTGCAACAAGTGAGCAGCTGTGCATGTGAACTTACCTGCATCAAAAGGAAATGGTATTCCTCGTTGGATGAATCTGAATCCTTTCATTCCACTTGCCACTGATACCCTTGCCTCTACATAGACCACCTGATCATACTGGGTGCGCAACAAGTTTCCAAGCACTGCGGACTTTCCGGTGCCAGTGGGTGCATGTACCACTGCAATAGACTTTGAGGCCAAGGCTGGAAGTATAGCACTGTGGAACACTCTGTCCCATGTAGGATCATCAGTTACGTCCTTGGCGTCCTCTTCTGCAGACATTATAAGGGATCTTCTGCTACATATGTGTGCAATTGCTTCGAGGACATCTGCAAGCTTCTGGAAGACAATCTGTGGTACTGAGATCACAAAGATCGGAGGAGGTAGCAAGCCTACGATCAGAACACTTATATTCTTTGAGAGTCTGTAGGGGTCTTTGGGTATCAGGGCTGAGAGGAATGGAGAGGATTGAGCATAGCCGAGCACACCGACAGTGGATATAATCCCCCACCAGTCACGAGGGCTACCCGCAATGATGTAGTAACCGATGGATATCAACGCCATCATTCTGGACTTTGAGACTAGGAAGTTCCAGAGTGCCCTGAAGCACATGAATACACCGTAAGTCCACTGCATCCTTGCGTTGTGGAACCAATCCCATCGATCCTGTGCACCGCAGCTTTTCCAGTAGTCATAGCCTTCCTTGGGAAATGTGGTGCTTGCGAATGCGTTTTGCTGCAGGAAGTGATTATACCTGTTGTAGGGTACATTAAGGTTCTCTTTCTGGGCCATAGCAAATGCGTAGCCTTCCACAATGTAAGCTCCTGTTTTGAAGAACCCTTTGGCACCGACACCTGTGCGTGGAGATCCCAGGTGGTTGACGGATATATACCTCATTGCAGTGGAAAACCCTGCCATGACCCTGTAAGAGGTGTTAATTCCTCGAGCAAATGCAGCGTGCCAAGTGTCAGGCCTCTGTCTATACTGTAGCAGGGGCGAAACTTTTGTGTAGAAAGCTATCATTAGTTCATGGTAAGATTTTATGGGTCTTTTGGCCAGAAACCTTCTTCCTCTTTCTGTTTTTGAGAGTTTGACCGCCAATTTCTCTGCTCCCGCGCGAGCTAGCCTGTATAATCCTTCGTTGTGGAGAGACTTTTGCATATAAGATATGGCATTGTCATAGAGCTGGTAGTCCGTTAGCCTTCGGATCTCTACAGTCTGTCTCATAGCTGCTCTCTGAGGATCATACTGGATTACCCATCTTGGGAAGACTGGTGAACTTGTGTCCAGGCCTGCCATCTCTAATTCCTCACTGAAGGCACTGCTGGCAAAGATATAGTGACTAAGAAACTTTGCACCGTGCCAGCTTGCAGTCTGTGCCCCTCCTACTCCTACAGAGTGGTGCTCAATCTTCACCTTAATGCCGGATGCCAGGTTCATTACTTTGCTGAATAAATCGGGATCCACAGTGAAGTCTCTTAGCTGTAACATTCCATCATCACCGAGAAGCAACCTATCCGTCCTCTTATATAGCTCATCATAACTAAGTTCTGCTATCCTCTTCAAAGCATTGAAGATCACATATCTGGCCACTTCCACATTGGTCCTTGTGACCTGCACAGAGCCGGTGGTGCTTCCCCGAATGTGAGGCACAGTAAAGCCATCTTCCATCTCCTCGATATATCCTCCCGATTGGTAGCGAAGCCATCGTGCCTCTATCTGTCTTGCCACAATTTCCTGTTCTTCAATGGTCAAGCTGTTGAACCCAGGACCATAGAGCTCTCCTATGAGCGATGCCGTCACGTCAGGATGGGTTGCGTCAAATTCAGTGAAGTCTAGCACAAATCGCTGACAGGCAGGAGGCATTTGTGCCAGTTTGAGGTTGATAGCTTGTCCTAGAAAAGGCATCCCGATAGCGTAATCACTTTCTCTCCAACTATACTTAAGGACCTGGTCTATAGTGTGAAACACGGCCTTATCTGCTATCAATTCCACCAGACTCGGGGCTACCACAGTCCTGATCTTCAGGGGATTCAATTCAAGCTTTTGGATGAAATCTTTGTAGTCCTTAGGAAAAGAAGTGTGGATCATGGGCTTGAGATGCTGTGATTCCAGATCTTGCCGAGCCAATTCCGTGACTTGTTTAAGGAGCTCTTTGTCTTTGAAGATATCATGCCGCTTTCGAATTCTCATCTTTCCTGTGATGTTGTATGCAGCACCCTCCCAGCCGTAACCTGGGGCTACCTTAGGTTTCAAAGTCTTCAGTGCAGATTTTATGCTCAACAGTTGGAAGCCGTTGTAGAGTTCAGGCATGTGCTCTCGCGTAGCACGCACATATTCCATCATATCTTCTCTATCGAGCTCATGAACTCGGGGCTTCTTGGCATATCTTTGGAGAGATTCAAGCTTCACCTCTGGATTAGCGTACACCGCAGAATTCGTACCCTGCATCGCACTCAAATCTTGGATTGCACAATTTTGTCTCCACGTTATGTAGTCATCAATGTAAGGCATCCGATTCACTCTCCTCCTGTAATCCGTCCTGACATGCATAGGGTTGGTTGCCAATGCAAGACTTTGGCCAATTCTCTCCAATTCATGGTTCCTAATGTCCTCATACTCCCACGACTTATTCTCGTAATATATAGGGGCTTGGACTAGAGGTTCATCTTCTCCCAGATTGGAAGGAATTATGATGTGAGGCGCTACAGGATTAGGATGCAGGGTGTACTGCATGGACGAACGGGGGTCACTCCTGTATGACTCAAATCCCGTGCCTGCCGGAATTCCAGGTTTGGTTCTCTTCCTGCCCGCTGACATTAATTCCACTACTGTTTGACACCATTCCAAGGTCAGCATCATCAGGGACAGGGGATAGGTGAATGCCCTCTCAAACCAGGTCCAAAGCTGATGCCACACTCTGCTCCTAATGGCAAAGGCCGATGCCCACCTCGCCGAGTTGTGTAGCTCGGGATTGAATTGAGCTAGCCATCGTGCTATTGTGTCAGTCCACGTCTCTCTAACAGGATCCAGCACTTTCCTCTCATCGATATTAGGTTCCAGCACGATTTTCTTGGCTGGCCTGTAGTCCTCTTTCACAACTTCGACTACATTAGGAAACAGATTCAAAGTCTTGATTGCATAAAACTTCAATCTAGTGGCATCTTGAGCGAGATCCTGTACCTTAAGTACCATTTTCACCTCATCCAAATCTGCTTCAAATTCTATAGGTTCTTTGGTTGTGATTGGAAGCAGTATGTCTCCTGACTGCAAATACAGCTGAACCGGCCTGTTAATCAAAGCAGAATACCCTCGCATGATCAGCTGTGCATCGGTAAGTGCCCCCTCCGCGACTACCACGTCCAAATAGGTGAGATTCTGCTTGCGTATGTTGATGGGTTCATGGCTGGGGTCTTTGGTGTATGAGGATTTTGCCGAAGGAAGAACATAGCAACATTTATTAAACTTGTGCACCTTGTTACCAAAGGCGTCCGTCTGCTTAACCTTGTCCGCAATCAGCTTTGTCTGCCAGCCCGATGGGGTGTTACAGGTGGGACACTTAAACAATCTCAGTCCGTGGTATATGATGCGTCTGGCCTGTTGTACTCCCTTCTCATTCCTCATGGCAGTTCTCCACAACTTGGGGCAGTCTGTGCCCTTCATAATGAATCCATGATAACTCTTCACGGTGACGTGGTCGAAGGTGTTTCCCCTACCGAACTTTTCTGTCTTGAGCTCCGTGACTCTCAATGGCGCACCTACATCGTTCAAATAGGGCAAGACGGCTTCGAACTCTGCCTTGTTTAGGACCCCATGACTCAGAATCTCAATCGCAATCTTCTTCCCGTCTGGTTTTGTATTCACTGGTATATCACTTTCGTCCGCCAGAGTCTGGGACTCATCCGCTTGAGCCTGTCGATAATCCTCTTCTCTGTCTGATTTCTTCTGGCGGTCTCTCTTCCCGGCATTCTTAGCCCTTTCCCTTTCTTTCTTCTCTTTATTCTCTGTCCTTTTCCGCTGCTTGTCTTCATCAATCTTCCTCTTACCGTCTGAGGTGTCTTCTTTGTCAGCTTTAGATATCCTACCTGAGGGCTGAG